CGTCAACTCTGGTCGTTGTCTTGCGTCAACTCTGGTCGTTGTCTTGCGTCAACTCTGGTCGTTGTCTTGCGTCAACTCTGGTCGTTGTCTTGCGTCAACTCTGGTCGTTGTCTTGCGTCAACTCTGGACCGCGTTAGCATCCTCAGGTGTGCTAGGTGTTACCTCAGCTTTGACGAGCACGACATGATATTCATAGCCGTCTGAGGTTATCGGGTTGGCTCTGTATCGCTCAGCCATTGCATAGGCTGCAGGAGGGCTCATCCATACAGAGTCTGTCTTGGTCTTAAGTAGGACTACAGCACCTGTGGCGACGTTGTGTGCCTCTACTTTTGCCAATAGCTTTACTTTGCTCGGTGTGCTTGGGTGGCTCATGTTCTTCTTTCTCCGTGTCTCTGGCTGGGTTAGGTGTACCAGAGGATAGCCTAAAGAGTCTAAAGAGGTCTAGTGAACCTTTAGTGTAGCTCTCTTCGTGTTTCTTCTTAAAAGAAATGTGACGTGTTGTCCCTAGATTCCAAATTGCATACAAAGCGAACAACAGTACACACACCAGACCAGCACAACAGCACACCGAATGCACACCAGCGAATGAGCCCCAACACACAGGCCTAATGTCTAGGAAACGTGACCCTGATTCTATCTATTAGATATGACATCTGATGGAAACGTATATGAATCAAGCACTTAGCCCATGGTTCGCCTCGCTTCTGGTCTTTCGCCCCCGTTCTAGCGCCATAGTACCCCCTACTGCGTCCCCTGCTGCCATGCTCCAAAAAAGGCGCTAAAGCCTCTGCCGTGGTTGTTGTTGTTCAGACTTCTTGATGGGTGTCACCCCACAGAAATCCTAAGAATAAAAGGGACTCCCACGTCACACACAAGTACCCCCAGCTACCCCCCGGCTACCCCCACATCCCCACGGTACTTATAGGTTCTCCCTAACCCTCCATAGTACCCCCTAGGCCCCCACTCCCCCGCGCATGTCCCTAGAAACCGCACAGTATATTAATCAGCTTAACCCAGCTATGCCCCTAGGGTCTGATGCCCTGGCATTCGCTGATGACCACATGAGGCTGATTAAGACAGTCCTCCAGAACACCTTTCCCAATCTCACAGGCCCTGTTACGGCTACCCAAGGCGTCATTAACAATGCCATGCCGGTGGGTGGGATTATCCTGTGGAGTGGGGCCACGGTGCCCTCTGGCTGGGCATTATGTAATGGTCAGACTGTTCCTAAGTCCGATGGTACAGGTAATACGACTGTCCCTGACCTCCGGGATAAATTCATTGTAGCCTCAGGGGGTGCCTATGCCATCGGGAATACCGGGGGTAATGCCAGCAATACCCTGACGGTTGCTCAGCTCCCTTCGCATACTCATAGCGGCTCCACAGATACCCAAGGCTCCCATGCCCACGGGGGCGGTACTTCTGCCATAGGTGACCACCAGCACAGCCTACCGAACCTTGGTGGTGCTCAGGCTGGTTCAGATAACGGTGGCGTGGGTATCGGTGTGAGTAATGGTTATTGGGGCAACACCCAAGGCCCTACCTCTGCTGCCGGTGGTCACAGCCACACGATCTCTACGGACACCCAAGGTGCCCACGCTCACAACATCACAGTAGGCAATACCGGCTCTGGTGCTGCCATTGAGAACCGGCCTCCGTACTACGCCTTGGCTCTCATTATCAAGGTCTAAGTAAATAAATGTCCCTAGAGTCAGCACAGTACATCTCCCAGCTCAACCCACAGAATCCCCTCAGTACCGATAGCGTTAGCCAGATTGATGACCACATGCGTATGGTGAAAACCTGCCTGGTCAATAGCTTTCCTAACGTGGACTCCCCGGTCACCCTGACCACCCAGCAGCTCAACCATCCGATTCCCTCAGGCCTCGTTGCGATGTGGTCGGGAGCCTTGGCAATGGTGCCCTCTGGCTGGGCCTTGTGTGACGGTACGCAGGGGACTCCAGACCTCCGTGACAGATTCGTTGTGGGGGCCGGCAACAGCTATGCCGTGGGTGCCTCAGGTGGTGCCACGCTTACCACCCCAGCAGGCTCCCACACCCACACCATCAATAACGCTGGTAGTCACAACCACAGTGGTCAGACAGGTGATACCAACCTCAACACCACTGTAGGCGTCACAGGTGGTGGTGCATCCAATGCTGTCCTTAGCGGCACCCACCACCACTCTCTGTCTACCGATGGTGACCATAACCACACGGTCAACCTCATCGGAGACCACCAGCATACGGCCCTGCCTCCCTACCTGGCATTGGCCTACATCATGAAGCTCTAAAGCATGGCAAACCTCCCGCTTAGGCAACTCGGAGGCGTGGGGGTGGTGACGGATGTCAACCCGTATGACCTCCCGCCTAACGCTTTCTCTGCGGCCAAGAACGTAGTCTTCCAGAACAACCGTATCTCCCGCGGACCCGTGTTCAAGATGTTGTTTAGTCCCATGCGGACTGCTCAACCATACGACACGGCACCAGGCAACTACGATAGCTCCACAGGCACCTACGATGCTGCCTCAGGTGGTCCTAGCACTGCAGCTCGCTTTGTAGGTTCCTACGCTGACCCCATCAACGGGGAGACTGTTTTCATCTGTGACAACGATGGAACGGTGCGTACCTACCCCAACACCAACCTAGCCTTTGCTACGCCTGGTAGTGGTCAGGTCACCAACGATAACCCGTGGTCTCACGCCATGGTGGCAGGCCACAGCATCCTAGCTCGCCAAGGGATGCAGCCGTACATCCGTAATCTGTCCACAGACGCCAACTACAGTCTCATTGGTGGTGATTGGGTAGCCACGGATACCGCATCGGTCGTTCGCCCCTTCCTTGACTTCATCCTCATGTTGAACGTCAACAAGGCCAGTGGTAACTACCCGACCATGGTCAAGTGGTGTAACCCTGTCCAGTATGGCGCGGCTACCAGCACGATCACATGGGACCCAGCCAACACGAACTACGTCAGCGGTGAGAACGTCCTAGGCGAACTCAAGTCCCCCATTCGTGATGGTCTGGTGCTGGGGAATGCTTTCATCATCTATGCGCAGTCTCAGGTCTTCCTGATGGAATACACAGGCTCTCAAGCCGTGTTCAACTTCAGGCGTCTGTTCCCTGACGGTGGCATTCTCAACACCAATTGCGTAGTGGAAGCTGATGGCCGTCACTTCGTCTTTGGCGAGAACGATGTCTATGTCCACGATGGCATCCAGAAGCAATCCATTGCTGACGGCAGAGTCCGTAGGCGTATCTACAGCGTCCTAGACCGCTCCAAGCAGACCTCCTGCTTTACGGTTCACGATAGCGTCAACAGCCTCATCCACTTCTGCTATCCCAGCCTAGAAGACGAAGCCAGCTTTAAGCACACTCAGTTCTGCAACGCCAGTGCCACCTATAACTATAAGAGTGACACTTGGACGTTCCTAGACCTCCCGAACATCGTTGGAGGCGCTGAGGCAAACGTGTCCCTGCTCCAGAGCACCTTTGATATGGTCACTGGTAGCTACGCGGCGTATAACACGGCTTACGTTTCCTTCACCAACACTACCCCCCGCTTCAGCATCATGCTTGGGATTGCAGACCCTAACAACGGTCTCACTGACTCCCGCATCTATGCTGTAGACCTCCCCTCCACGGGCCTGGTAGACCTCCCAGCACACCCTGAGACACTGAAGACAGCCTATGTCGAACGTGTGGGGATTGACCTTGATGAGCAGACTGTTGGCGCATTGCCACTACGCTCCTACAAGACAATCACTTGCATCATTCCTCAGTGCGACTTTGACGACTCCAACGGTTACTTCACGGTAGCTGTGGGTGCCGCGGACCTCCCTAGTGCTGGTATCAACTACACCTCTGTTCAGGATTACAACCCTTCCACGGGCTACAAGCTGGACATGAAGGTCAGTGGTCGATACCTAGGCTTCAAGGTCAGCACCAACTCAATCTCCAACTTCAAGTTCAGTGGTTTCGATGCTGAAGTGAAGTCCCTGAGCAGACGTTGATGTCCTTCAAACCTCCCGTAGAAAACTACACCCGCACGGCTTTCCCTGGTCAACCCAGCTCGCTTCCTTCGTATGTCACGGAAGAGCTGAAGAAGCTGGAGAAAGTCCTTGCGACTGTCACTGAAGCCCTAGCAGCGGTCGATAAACGACTGACAGCCGGGCACCTGTAATGTCCTCAGAAAACTTCAGACGAATCACCACCGATTTCAACGTACAGCCCCTCAGTCAACGCCTCACGGAACACCCTGAGCTGTTCGGACTATACGACTTCAGAGCCTCAGCCTACGCCTCCCCCCATACCGCCATGCGCGATATATGGGTGCGCTACAAGGATGTCAGGCCTCATCTGGAATCGGGGGATTTCTCTGGCTTTGCTGATGCGCATGACCCCATCTGGTATCCGGTGGCTGAGCACATGCCTGAGGTATTCCCTCTGGTGTTCAAGCTCATGTCCCTGGTCAAGGGGGAACGCCTAGGGGGAGTCCTGATTACCAGGCTCCCTCCGGGTGGCCGTATAGAGCCCCACGTAGACCGTGGCTGGCACGCGGAGCACTACGACAAATACTATGTCCCAATCCAGAACGGAGCTGGGGCAACCTTCAACTTCCCCGATGGGGTCATAAGCCCCACCCTTGGGGAAGTCTATTGGTTTAGAAATGACCGCCCCCATTGGGTCATCAATGGCTCTGACTCAGACCGTATCGCAATGATCGTCTGTATCAAGCCGTGGGACCGCTACGGTGAGCATTCACAAACGATTCAAAGAACTCAGGGGCACCTTTGAGTGTGACCTACTGACGAAGCACTATTTCTCTTCGGGCACGTATGCAAAGCAAATGACGCTGCCCAAGGGCTATGAGGCCCTGTCCCATGCCCACAAATATGACCACCTTTCCATCCTTGGCAAAGGTCGCGTCATCGTCAAGACAGACGACACATCCAACGAATACGTAGCGCCAGCCTGCATAGAAATCAAGGCTGGCACCCATCACAGCATTACGGCCCTTGAGGACGCAGTGTGGTTCTGCATCCACGCAACCACTGAAACGGACCCGGATGCAATCGACAAAGTTTTGATTCAGGAGGGCTGATATGCCGTGGGGTGTAGCTGCCGCAGCCGTTGGTGCTGCAGGCTCTATTATTGGTGGTCAAGAACAACAAAGTGCGGCTCAGACTGCAGCCAACAGCGCCAACTCGCCTTGGTCTGCAGCTCAGCCTTACATCCAGCAGGAATTCCAACCTGCTCAAGACGCCCTCAACACATCCCTAGGACGTGGGGCATACACAGGTCAGCGTACAGCGTCTCTTAACCCGTACCAGACCCAAGGTGCAAACCAGACTGCTGGGTACGTCAACCAGTTTGGCAACCAGATTCCTGGTCAGCTCTACGGCGCTGGTATGGGTGCCCTGAGTAACGGTGCCAACTTCGCTAGCAACGCTCAGGGCCTGTACCAAGGTGCTCAGGCAGACCCTACGCAGCAGTTCCTAGGCACAGCTTCGCAATACGCTAACAACCCGTATGCGAACCAGATGATTGACTCGGCGAACCTTGACGTAAGCCGTGACCTCAACGAAACGCAACTGCCTAGCCTGGCACTGAACGCTGCAGGCGCTGGTAACACGAACAGTACTCGTACAGGTGTTGAATCGGCCGTCCTCCAGCGCAACGCTGCACAACAGATGGCGAACACTGCGGCCAACATCCGGGGCACCTTGTTTAACAACGGGCTCTCCATGGCGCAGGGTCAATACAACCAGAACTTCAGCAACGCGCTGAATGCAAACCAACAATTGAGTGGTCAGACGGCCCTAGGCCTCAACGCCATGAATGGTTCGCAGACGGCTGCTGGTAATAACTTTGACCAGATGAATGCTGCTGGTGGTCTGTACCAGACGCAAAACCAGAATGAACTCAACGCTGCTCAACAGCAGTGGGCAGACCAGAACAACGTACCTATGGACCTCATTGGCAAGTACATGAGCGTCATCAATGGTAGCTGGGGTGGTCAGCCGGTTGGCGTACCGAATAACACTGTCAGCAACGGCATCCAAGGTGCTCTTGGTGGTGCGGCGCTGGGCACTGGCCTGTCACAGAAGCTGGGTGGCTCTTTCGGCTGGGGCTCTAACCCGACTCAGGCACAGACTGCAGCCGCCTATGGCACTAACGAGGGCTCTCAGCAGACAGCGATGCTCAACGCACAAGACGCTGGAATGTGGGGCTAATTCAAATGGCAGGCATTCTTAACTTCGGTGACGTTGCTCCCACCAATCAGGCTTTCACTCCTGTAGAGAGCAACACTCCCCTTCCGCTACAGGCTGCGTATGTGGCCCCTCACGGGTTCCGTCGCGCTGTGGTCAACAGGAACAACCTGAGTGCTGCTATGGCGGCGGCTCAGGCTGGTCAGGTTCAAGGCGTACCTGCAGGCTACGGCTATGCCCCTGCCCCTCCCCAGCTCGCTCCATACAACGCCCAGCCTATCCCATACGGCCCTTCGGCGCTTCCGCAGGACAGTAGTCCTCAGATGCTCCCAAGCAGCCTGAGCGGGAATGCTGTGCATCCGAACATGGGTGTGGGTCAGGGTGCGCCTGGTGGGACATCCCAAGGCTTTCCTGCGCAGAACGCACAAGCCACCCCACAGCAGCAACCACAAGCTCCTGCAGCTCCACAGCAGCCCCAAGGCTTTCAACCGAACCTCAACAATGCGATGAGTGACGGTCTGATTAACGCGGGTGCTGCGATGCTGCAGGGCAAGGGCTTTATGAATGGCATGGGTGCTGCTGGTGCTGCATTCAACAATGCTTACGAAGGCCGGATTGACAAGGACAGAGCTGAGGGCACACCTAAGGTAGTCCCGATGGCTGGCGGCGCATTCACGATGTTGGTACATCCGAACGGTACGCAACAGATTGTCAGTAATGACCAAGTTCAGAAGTACACGGAGGACGCAACGAACCGCGCCAATGAATTCATGCTGAAAAAGCTAGGTATCAACTTGGCTGGGCAGGCAGGCCTTATCGACAAGCGGGCTGGTGCCAAGGTCATGGAGACCAACACCGACGCTGGCGCAAACAGGGCCAACATTGATGAGCTGCGGAGCCTCGCTACACAGCTTCCGCAAACCGGGGCCTCTGGTCCCCTGATTGGTCTGGCCCCCAAGGCCGTCCGTGATGTGGTCAACCCTCAGGGTTCCGACATTGAAGACAGGGTACGGCGAATCGTCCAAGCGGGTGCCAAGAATGCCCTTGGTTCGCAGTACACCGAACGTGAAGGTGAATTGCTGTTCAACACAGGCTACAACCCGCGTCTGTCCCCGGAGCAAAACGCTCAGCGTCTGAATGACCTAGCCAACCGGCTGGAGTCCATGCAGAACAACAAGGACGCACTCATTAACCACCTCCGCAACGGTGGAACCTCAGCCAACTTCGTAGCCCCTGCTGCGGGCTCTGGTGGTGGTGGGGGTGTCCTCAGTCCACAGACCTCCAACGGCCCAGCATGGGCCAAATACCAGTAACACTTTAAGGGTCACACTTTGAACGCTGATGAACTTAGACCTTACCTTAACGATGCAAACGTGCGGTCTTACCTTGGTGCGATTGCTCAGGGTGAGGGAACAGCCAAAGCTGCTGACCCGTATCGTGTTGCATTCGGTGGTAAGCAAATTGACTCCCTAGACGCTCACCCTGGTATTCATCAGACCTTCCGACAGACGGACGGCAAGATGAATACCACCAGTGCTGCGGGTGCCTATCAATTCCAAAAGGGCACATGGGATGATGTATCGAAAGAGCTGGGCCTGACGGACTTTGGGCCTCAGTCGCAAGACCTTGGGGCTCTCCTGCTCATGGCTCGCAATGGCTCCCTCAAGGATGTTGTCAATGGAGACTTCCACTCTGCCGTAGCAAAAGACGGTAAGACTTGGGCCTCCATGCCTACCTCAACCGCAGCTCAACCCAAGAAGTCTGAGGGGGAGTGGATGGCTGGACTAGGGCAACGGAGTCCTCAGCAAAGCCCACTTGCCCCTGGTAGCAATCCGTTTTCCCCTTCCCCCACTGGAGCAGCCGGGGCTGGAACCGCTAGCACCATCGGCACTGTTCCTACTGCTAATCTGCTGGACATGCTGGGTCGGGCTCAAGCGGCTAACGATGACCAGGCTACCCATGAGATTTCTACGGAGCTGCAGCCGCGTCTGGAGTCAGGCTTGGCAAAGGCTCAAGCAGCCAACGATAACGAAGCTGTTACGCAATACAAGGGCTTCCTAGGCCGTCTTGGTGCGAAACAGGCGGTTGCCCAAGCTGCACCAGGCAGTCAGCAGCAACAGGGCACGTTCATTGGTAACGTAGGCAGGCAGATTGATAACGCTGTCCGTGGTGCTGCAGACACCCTGAGCTTTGGCTATGCCGATGAGCTGGCTGCAAAGATGGGTGAGCTGACAGGTCTTGGCCGTGGTGCTACTGGTGGTGACTACGAAAGCAACCTTGCCTCCCAACGTCAGATTGACAAGGAAGGTGGTCTAGCTCGCACTGCGGGTCAGGTGGCGGGAGCCTTGGTGCCCCTACCGTTCGCTTCGGCTGCTGGAGCTACCAGAGCTGCTGAGGGTGCCTCCATACTCTCCCGCGTTGGTCGTGGAGCTGTGGGTGGTGCAATCCAAGGTGGTCTGTATGGCACAGGCTCTGCTGAGGGTGACATCGAGGACCGTCTGAAGGAAGGTGCTTGGGGTGCCCTAGGTGGTGCAGCCCTTGGTGGTGCTCTTCCGGCTGTCATGCCGCTCACCATGGCGCAAAAGGAAGCTCGATACATCAAGAAAGCCGGGGGTGAGGAAGCTGCGAGGCGCGATGCTGAAATCACACTTGACCTCAAAGGCCTGGCAGAGCGTGAGACCCAAGGTGGCGTACCGCTTGGCGCAAAGGCCGCAAATGCTGCAGGGAATGTCTACCTAAAGGACGCAGCAGGTAACCTGAATGCCATCGGCAGGGGTGAAACTGCTGACCTTCGGCAGGCCATTGGCTCTGCTGGTGGTCTCAATGACGAACGTCTAGCGGCTCTGGCCCAAAGCAGCCCCCACGGGGAAGCTGTGGTTCAGGCCATCAAGAAGCAGCAACGCATGGAAGCCATGACGGCTGCTAAGGCCTCCATCGGTGGGCCTGTGGGCTTCCTGAGGCGCGCTGCCCTTGACTTCGTGCCGATGCCCTACCCGCTTCGCCTGGCACTGCAGCCTCTGCTGGGTGGTCGTCAGACCCGTGAAATGCAGATTCAGAGGCTCCTGAAGCAGTCGGGGGTAGCTCAGGCGGTCCTGGACCGTCTAGGGGCTTCCAAGGCCTCCACGACAGCCGCAGACCTCGCTGCTGCAGCTCAGGCTGCTCAGGGTGCTCGCGCTGCCTCTGCGGCGGTTGGAAAGGCTGCTAGGCGCGGTCCTAAGGATGTCATGCAGACACCCCTAGGCAAGACCATTACCAAAGCTCAAAACGAGTATGAGGCAGGTCAGAACGTAGCCCATGAGGCCAACCTGACACCTGGCATTGACCCCAGCAACATCGTTGCGGCTGCTACTCAGGCTCCTGTGGGCAAGGAATCTGCCCTCTCCAAGCTGGTCACCAAGGCAAACACACAGTTTGACAAGGATGCTGGTGATGTTTCGGCACTGAGGATGGCTCCAGATGTCGGTAGTCTGGCTGACCAGGCACACACGAGCGTTCCCATGAAGTCAGAGGGTGGTCTGATGGGCCTCATTGGCAAGGCTCAGGACACGGCAAACGGTCTGGAGGCCTCCGGGATGGATGGCGCAACGGCCCTACGCAATGAAATCAGCAACATCAAGGCTGAAGGTAAGGCTGGCAAGGTCACTCAAGCTACCGAAGCCAAGGCAGAGCGTGCTGCACAGACCCAAGCGAGTGTGGACAGAGTGGCGAACGGTGATTTCACTGGTCTTTCACTCAAAAATGGCCCCATTTCCGGCTGGCTGGAGCACACCAACGCTGCCCCTGAGGCTGTCCACCAGACCCTCTCAGGCCTAGCAGCCGCGGACCCTGACGGAATCGGCAAAACCATCGTCAAGGCACTCACGCCTGGTGGAAAGCTGACCAGAAACGAGTACTACACAGTCCAAAACGCTCTCCATGCCGTCCATGGTCAGCGTGACGTTGAGGGAGCCCTTGCGGCTGCTACGGCTGAGGCTGATGGTGCTAAGAAAATCTGGAATCCGGTTGCCTACAAGGCTCAGGTAGACCGCAGGGTAGCCATGGCTGACCACGCTGCTGCCAATGCCCCCTCCACTGCCATCGCTCAGGGCATCCATGACATCGCCCACACCAAGGAACAGTCCGGTAAGGCTGACTTGCTCGCAAAGCTCCTAGCTAAACACCCCAAGCACGGGGATTGGCTGGCTGAGCACGCCGCCCCACTAGCTGCATTCGGTGAATGAAACCTATTGAAATTCTAAACATGCTGCGGGTGTTCCGTGAGGTTATTGCGGACTCCGTTTTTGACAATCAAACGAAGTACAGGCTTGGCACGGAGATTCTTGAGAGTCTTCCACCCCGAAACCTGTATGTAACCGCCGCTCACACCTTAGAGGCTGTGGAATCAGCCATGAAAGCTGAGCTGGCAACGCTGGAGAAAGAGATTGGCTGTAACGCCTCCCGACAAAGTGGGCTCTCGGGCTCACTGGAACCTGCCGAAGCCACGGGTAAAGAGAAAGGGGACCACAGACCCCGAAAAAAACCTCTTCGTAAGGATGCAGCTCACCCCTGAGGGTAGAGCCCTTTGGAAGCTGTGGACTGACAAGAGGTTTGCTTCAAAGATGGGGCGTCCCGTTGGTTCAACCACCGGCTACTCCAAATCCAAGCGAGACAAGATCATCCACAAGGCGAAAGCTGAGTCCAAGGAAATCGTAAAGTTTATGGCAGAACAGAAAGGCTACGAGATTCCCAAGGCAGAGTTTGCTAAGGAATCCATTGAATGCGCTGTAGAAATCATGCGGCGTGATGACATCAACGTCAAAGACAAACTGGCTGCAGCCAAGACGGTGCTTGAGTGGACCATGGCAAAGCCTGCAACGGAATCCACAGTCAACGTGAAGCGTGCTGAGGACTTCCTTAGCGAGATTGCAGAGGAAATGAAGGGTTGAGTGACGCCAAAGCTGTTAGGCGTAGGCTCTTTGAGGACTTTGAGTTTTACGCCAGACATGCTTTGAAGATACGGACGAAGGAAGGGACTGTTGTCCCCCTTGTCCTCAACGAAGCTCAAAAGCGTTTCTGTGAGGTTGTCATCAGACAGCTTCAGACCACCGGAAGAGTCCGTGTGGTGGTCCTCAAAGGACGACAGCAGGGATTGTCTACGGTCATTGAGGCCATTATCTATTGGTGGACATCCCAGCACAAAGCAGTAAAGGCAATCGTGATGACGCACCAGGGGGAGTCAACCAAGGCTCTCTTTGACATGGCAAAGCGGTATCACGAAAACTGCCCTGAAATCCTGCGCCCCAAAACCAAATATTCAAGCCGTAAAGAGCTGGCCTTTGACATCCTAGACAGCAGCTACATGGTGGCTACTGCTGGTGGTGAAGGTGTTGGCCGTGGTGAAACGATTCAGCTAGCCCACATGTCTGAGGCTGCGTTTTACCCTCCTGCTTCGGCACGCGACAACATCAACGGTCTGCTACAGGCCATTCCCAATGCCAAGGGCTCCATGGTCTTCGTGGAGTCTACCGCCAACGGTATCGGCAACCCATTCCATGAGATATGGAGCAATGCGGTCAATGGAACCAACGAGTTTGAACCTGTATTCATCCCGTGGTTCATTCAGTCTGAATACCGCTTTGAAGTCCCTGAGAATTTCGAGCGTACCCCTGAAGAGGACAAGCTAGTTGAGGCCTACGGGCTGGACAACCAACAGCTCATGTTCCGGCGTAAAAAGATTGCTGTGAACGGGCTGGAAATGTTCAACCAGGAATATCCAAACATCGCTGACGAAGCCTTTCTGACCTCAGGTAGGCCAGTGTTCAACCCACAGCAACTCCACGGACTGCTAGAGGAAGCACCAGACATCGTTGGACGCCTAGAGCTGATACAGGACGAATGGGAAGAGGCTACCCGTGGTGACCTCATCCTGTACAAGCACATTGACCCTGGTGAGTCCTACTACATCGGTGCTGACGTTGCCATGGGTGTCCGTGGTGGCGACTGGTCAGTAGCTCAGGTGCTAGATAGTCATAAGAGACAGGTAGCAATCTACCGATCACAAGTACATCCAGACTATTTCGCAACGGTTCTGAACCACCTAGGGCACTTCTTTAACACTGCCCGTATTGCCGTAGAAAACAACAATCACGGCATCCTCACAAGCACCCGCCTAGGCAAAGACCTTGCCTATCCCAACCTCTACTTTGAGACCTCCGTAGACAAGCAGACCGAAAACGAAACGGTCACCTACGGCTTCCGCACTACCGTCAAAACAAAGCCCTTGATTATCGACAAGCTGCGACAGGCTTTCCGAGAGAGGGACATTCAGGTCAACGATAAGACCACTCTACGTGAGTGCATGACTTACGTGGTGAAAGACGATGGGAAGCTGGAGGCCGAAGCGGGCTGCTTTGATGACTGCGTTATGTCACTGGCAATCGCCAATTTTATTCACGATGGTCGTTTCACCCCTGTTGAGGTGACAGATGACTTTTACATAGAGATGATTTGATGGCAAAGGCCGAAGATTTTTTGCCTGTATCAGAGGATGAACTTCTGCCACTCCTACAGCGGGAGCTGCGTACTAGCGTTGGCTACTATGACTCCAAGCTGTCCAAGGAACGTCAGGAAGTCCTTGAGTATTACTCCGGTCTAAAGCCTAAGCCCTCCCACGCTGGCAACAGTAAGTACATCAGTATGGATGTCTTTGACTCCGTGGAGAGCATGAAGGCTGTCCTGCTGGAGACCTTTGCGGCTGGGAACAAGATTGTCTCTTTTGACCCTCAGACTTCCAACGATGTTGAGGACATGCGTATTGCCACAGAGTATGCGGACTACGTTGTCCACCGGCAAAACGACAGTTACAACATCTTCAGCACGGTCATCCAAGATGGTCTCCTGGCACGCTGCGGTGTAGCCAAGGTCTATTGGGATGAGCAGATTGAAGAGCAACAGGAAGAGTTTGAGAACCTGACTCAGGACGAAGTGGACATGCTCCTAGCGTTGCCTGATGTCAAGGATGCCAAGCTGGAACCCGATGAGGACACAGGCCTCTTTGAGGGTGAGCTGACCAGGATGATTGACCGTAGCCAAGTACGGATTGACCCGGTAGCACCTGAGGAATTCCTGATTAGCACCCAAGCCGTAAGCATTGACAAGGCTGCTTTTGTTGCCCACCGCACCCGTAAGAGTCTCGCTGACCTTATCGCTGAGGGCTATGACAAGAAGAAAGTCAACCAGCTCGGGGGTGAGGATGACGCTGATGCCCTGAACACTGACCCGGAAGTGCTGGCACGCTTTGAGAGTATTGGTGCAGACCGTCTGAACCTGACAGGTGACGAAGTGCAGCCTATCAATCGCATGGTCATTGTCTATGAGTGCTACCTACGTCTGGACATGAAGGGCGATGGCGTCACGAAGCTCTACAAGGTGACCCTGAGCGGCAACACGATTCTTGACCATGAAGAGGTCAGCCGGAAGCCATTCATTCACTTCTGCCCTATCCCGATGACGCACGCCTTTTACGGCACGAACTACGCGGCACGGGTGATTCCCACGCAGAACGCACGAACGGTCTTGGTACGCGGCATTCTGGACCACACGGTCATCACCAATAACCCCCGCATGATGGTGGTCAAGGGTGCGCTGACGAATCCCAAGGAACTCATTGAGAACCGTGTGGGTGGTCTCGTCAACGTCACCAGACCAGACGGCATCATGCCACTGCCTCAGGCAGGCCTCAACCCGTTTGTCTTCCAAACCATTCAGCTCTTGGATGAGGATAAGGAAGAGTCAACAGGCATTTCCAAGCTGTCTCAGGGCCTCAACAAGGATGCTGTAAGCAAGCAGAACTCCGGGGCCATGGTTGAGCAGCTTGTGGGGCTGTCTCAGCAACGCGAAAAGATCATTGCTCGCAATTTCGCTACTCAGTTTATCAAGCCTCTCTACCTAGAGGTCTACCGGCTGATTCTTGAGAACGAAAAGCAGGAAAAGATTGTACGTGTTGCAGGTGACTTCCACCCTGTAGACCCTCAAACGTGGGCTGAGCAAGTCCAATGCACGATTGAGCTAAAGCTGGGCTACGGTGAGCAGGAACGCGAGGCTCAGAAGTACATGCAGATGTCTCAGGCATTCACGCAGAACCCGAAGTATGCGCGCATGTTTGGTGAGCAACAGGCTTACAACGTTGGCACCAAGATTTGCGAGCTGATGGGCATCAAGGACGTCTCAAGCTATCTGTCCGACCCCGCACAGCTACCGGCTCCGCAGCCTGACCCGATGATGGTCAAGCAGATGCAACTGGAAGAGCGGAAAGTGGGCACGCAAGAAACCATTGCGAACGCTCAAGCGCAAAAGGTCACCATCCATGCGCAGCTCGAAATCATGCAGCTCAACATGGAACGCCTACACAACCAGTTTGAACAACTGGCTAAGCAGCGTGACCTTGACCGTAAGGAATTTGAAGCCACTTCCAAGGCGGCTATTGCGGCTGAAGAGCTGGAGCTGGCTAAGAAGGAAGCTGAACAAAATCCTGCGCAAACCAGAGCAATCATTTCCCCTAACTGATGGATAACACGCTGATTATCAGCCGTGGAACTGCTGCAGCGGAGCTTCTGAAGACAGAGGCTTTCGCTGTGGTGGTCAATGAGCTTTACAACCAATACCTAGGTGACATCACAAGCAGCCCCATGGAGGCTAAGGAATTGCGGGAGACCCGCTTTTACCAGCTCCGGGCACTGCAGGACATCACCACAGAACTGAATAGCTGGGTTCAAGCGAAAGACCAGCTCTTTGAAGAGAGTAACGATTAAGTATGACTACCACTACCAATACTGGCGTGGACTTTGATGATTCGGCCTCCCATGATTTTGATGCTGCCGAAGGATTTATGTCTAAGTGGAATGTGGACCCGGAAACGGCATCCGAACCCCCTAAGGACGATGATGAGGTAACCCCTGAGCATGAAGAGGAACAGGAGGATACCGAAGCTGTAGAAGAGACTGAAGAAACGGATGAGTCTGAGGACGACCCTCAGGAGGATTCTGAAGAGGAAGCAGAGACAGATGACGAAGGTGGAAAGCCCAGCAAAACGCTGGACGATGACGCCACGGTCAAGGTCAAAGTAGACGAAGAGGAATTCGAGGTATCGGTTAAAGACCTCAAACGGCTCTACGGTCAGGAAGCAGCTCTAACGCGGAAATCGCAAGCCCTTGCAACTCAACGTAAGGACATCGAGGCGAACGGTGTAAAGCTCGCTGCTCAGCTTGAACGCATCCACCAAAAGGCCCTGGCACGCTGGGAGCCCTACTCCAAGGTGGACATGCTCTTGGCTAGCAAACAGCTTGACGCTGAGCAATTCGCTGCCCTGCGACAGGAAGCCCAAGCGGCCTACGACGATTACCGCTTCATTACCCAAGAGGTTGATGGCTTCGTGCAGGAGCAGAACACCAACCGGCAAAAGGTCATGCAACAGCAGGCCAAGGAAGCCGTGAAGGTGCTGCAGGACGCTATCCCGAACTGGTCACAGAAACTGTATGACGAGATTCGTGAGTATGCGATTGGCAAGGGCCTAGACGCATCTGTGGTCAATAACATGGTTGACCCCACCGCACTCCTGATGCTCCACAAGGCACGTCTTTTTGACAATGCCAAGTCGGTTGTGACCACCAAAAAGGTTACCCAAGCAAAGAAGGTCCTGAAGACCACGCAAGCCGTGAAGGCTCCCCAGCCTGGTCAGGACAAGCTCGCCAAACAGAAGGCACGCCTGGCTAAGTCCGGTTCTACCGATGATGCCGCGGACCTCTTCTTGGCTCGCTGGGATGCCTAACCAATCCACATTTAGATTTAAAGGAAGCCACACATGGCAACTCAATTCGATACCTACACTCAGGTAGGTAAGAAGGAAGACGTTTCGGACGTCATCACCAACATCAGCCCGACGCTGACCCCGTTCCAGACCCTCATCAAGGGTGAAAAGGTACACAACACGGTCTACCAGTGGCAGGAAGACAGCCTGAACACGGTGGCACAGAACGCTGTGGTTGAAGGTGTGGATGCTGTTGATAGCACCATGAACCCGACTGTGATGCGGTCGAACTACACCCAAATCATGCAGAAGACTGTCCGTGTTACGGGCACTGCAGATACGGTGGCAACGTATGGTCGCGCCAAGGAACTGGCCTACCAGCTCTCCAAGAAGTCTGCTGAAGTTAAGCGTGAAATGGAGTACATGCTGGTTGGTATGTCGCAGGACGCGGCTATCGGCTCCAGCTCGGTTGCTCGCACCTTCGGTAACGTGTGGGGCCATGACGCCACCGCTACGCTGATTCAGGACGCTTCGGTTATCGTGGACAACACGGCTACCCCCAAGGCACTGAATGAAGCTGACGTGCTGACGGCCAATCAGAACCTCTATAACGCGGGTGCTGAGGCTAACTACATCATGGTTAAGCCGTCTGACAGCGTGCTCTTTGCGAGCTTCGCACAGGCTGCTGGTCGTATGCGTAACTTCGGTGCGGATAAGAGCATCGTGAACGTGGTTAATCTGTATGTAAGTCCGTTCGGTGAGCAGAAAGTCCTGATTAATCGCTTCCTGAAGGCGGACCGTTGCATGATTTTCGATCCGCAGTACTTCAAGCTGATGACGCTGCGCCCGTGGACGCGCGAACAGCTCGCTAAGACTGGTGATGCCGAACGCCACCAGCTCCTGGGCGAGTTTGGTTTCAAGAAGACCAACTACAAGGCCACCACGGCCATCCTCGGCTGCACGGGCACCAACCCGAACGCGCCGTAATTCTCTACGGCTTCGCTTTAGGCCCCTTGGGTGGACACTCTCCCGCCCTTGGGGCTTTTTCATTTGTGCTCCTACATGACAAAAATCCATGACATCCAGCTCGACTTTGACGAGACCACGGATGGCCTAGTTGTACACAAGTCTCAATACATCGACCCTGCATTTCTTGACTCGCTCAAGGAACAGCGGCACGAATCCAAGCACGCACGCTCAGGTGAATACCACCAAGCAGCGTCCATCCCCGTAGTGATTGTAGAAAAGTGGATGCAAGAGGGCTATGACGTTTATACGGAACCTGTCCGCAAGACGTTGGCAAAGCTCAAGGCTGAAGGTTTGGACTACTTCATTACCACTGACAAGAATATTTAATGAATCTGTCTGCCCTACGCACTCAATTCTTGGGCCTCCTGAATCGGAATGACTGCAGTAACGACTTGGCAGACACATTCATTGGACAGGCTCAAACACGTATCCAGCGAACCCTTCGTGTTCCGGGTATGGAAAAGACTCAGATTTACACGGCTCCAGATGTGGGTGCAGACACCCTAATCATTCCCCCGGACTTCCTGAGCATCAAATACCTGTACTGCGGGAACGTCCTGCTCAAGTACAAAGACCTCGGGCACTTCCTGCGCTATCCCCAGCAGGTTGGCATCCCTGAGATTTACACACGCATCCAAGCATCCATCCTGGTCAAGCCTGAGCCTCCTGTCGGTACTACCACGCTGATGGTCTATTACGCAGCTCAGGCTGACCTAGAGAGTGACACCGATGAGAACTTCTTTTCGGTGGTCATGGCTGATTTGCTCATCTATGCAGCTCTGAGCTACGCCGCAGATTACTTCGTTGATGACCGTGCTCCCGCTTTCGAGTCCCGATACACCCAAATCTACGGTGACATTGAAGAGCAAAACCGCCTCGTGGAGATGGACCAATCTGCCATGAACGTGGCCCCTGCCTATGACATGGAGTATTGATGGGAACCAGTTTCTTTTCCACGGCAGATGATGTCGATGAGCAAAGCTCTCCCGTAGGATTCTTTGGTCAGGTTGTGGGGCCAGAATTCAACACCACTGATGCCCTGCTGGAGACCTTAGATGCAAAGATTGTCACGGTGCAGGCCAGCTCGGATGCTGCTGTAGCTGCTGCGGCGGCTGCGGCGCTCTCGGAGGCTAACTCTGCAATCGCTGAGAGCAACATCTCCCAGCTCTCTCAGTCAGCATCCAACACCCTCAGCCTGGCTAACTCTGCAATCGCCACGGCAAACGCCACGGTAGCCAGCACCAACGCTGCAGCCACTTCAGCCACCAACAGTCAGACTGCAGCAGCAGCCTCAGCAGGCCAAGCAGCCTCTAGTGCGACTGCAGCAGCCAACAGTGCTACCGCAGCCTCCAGCAGTCAGACTGCAGCAGCCGGGAGTGCCACTGCGGCATCCAGTAGCCAAACTGCAGCAGCAGGAAGTGCTACCGCAGCAGCCAACAGCGCCTCCAATGCTGCCTCTAGCGCGTCCTCTGCATCCACTCAGGCAACCAACAGTGCCTCTAGTGCAACTGCAGCAGCCAACAGCGCAACACAAGCGGCCTCTAGTGTCACTTCGGCGGCCACGCAGGCCAGCACTGCAACCAGTCAGGCAAACACTGCCACAACTCAGGCATCCAATGCTGCCTCTAGTGCGGCTGCAGCCCTGGCAAGTCAGAACGCAGCAGCCACCAGTGCAACCAATAGCGCCAACTCGGCTACCGCATCGGCCAACAGTGCATCTCAAGCGTCTACCACTGCGGCGAACCTTAACGCCCTGCTGACGCTTCCCATCACCTCTACGGCGATGACCCTGACCGGCACTCAGTTCCTTAACGGGATCATTGAGTGTACTGGTGCCCTTACCGGCAACACCATCATCACGGTACCAGCTACGTCGCACCCGTTCATGTTGATCAACAACACCACGGGTAACTACACGCTGACCGTTCAGATGACCGGTGGAGGTCAGAGTGCCACGGTGGTCCAAGGGTACGCAGGGAATCTCTGCTGCGATGGTATCAACGGTGTCTATGCGGCCTCGTCGGCTGGTGGCAATGCCAATGCACAGTTGGTCCCTGTTACCCCTGTAGCAGGCGCTACGTTCATCTCCTTCGCTCACGTCCCTGGCTTTGCTTGGTTGATGCTGCGGGGGGTGTTCCTCGTTCCTGGAACCGACTATACGGACTCTGCTTCGGGCTTCACGCTCCAAGGGTTCTCTGCGGATGGTACCGAAGGCTTTGCGATCTTCTCGCTGAATACGGTCTCGATTGCCAATGCGCTGACTGCTGCGAGTCCTACGATTTCCTCGGGAGCGCTTACGTTCCCTGATGGTTCCCAACAGAGCACTGCTCCTATGGGAAGGAATCGGATCATCAACGGTGACTTCCGAGTGGCGCAATACCCCAATGCGTCACAGGCGTACGCCGCTGGGCAGCAAGGCTACTGTGGTCCTGACCGGTTCTACATTGGTAATGGTGCGGGCACTGGTGGCACGATGGCCCAATCGACTGCCACGATGACCATTGGTGGCCTTGTCGAGAACGCTGTGCAGCAATACGTAGGAACGCCGTTCACCAGCATTGCTGGCACTTCTGCCGCCTCGGGGGTAACTCAGGTCATTGAGGGATTCAATGCGTACGATCTGGTTGGTCAACAAGTAACCATCTCGTTCTGGTTCCAAGCCACTGTGGCCGGAACGTACGGAGTCGCCCTTAGGGATGGTGCCACTAACTATGGGTACGCGACAACGTTCGCTTACAACACAGCAGGCACCCCGCAGCGAGTAGTTGTGACGGTCCCTGTGTTGCCCTCTGGAATGAGCGTCCCGCGTAGCAATACAGCCGGACTAACCCTCAACATCGGTGCCCTGAACACCGGCACGTATCAGAACCCAACAACGGGAGCATGGTCCTCGGGTGGGAATTACTTCACCGCCCCTGGGGTAACCAACTGGTCCACGGTAACCAACAACTACATCGCCGTCGCAAGGCTCCAACTGGAAGCGGGAAACACCCTTAACCCGGTGTTTGAACGTGTGGATTACAGCGAGCAATTGAGGCGCTGCCTGCGGTACTTCAACAGCGGTTCGGCATGGGTTCAGCTAACAACCTACGCAGCAGCCTTGGCCTCAGCTAATCACGTCAGCTTCCCTGTAACGATGCGCTCCACCCCTGCGATGTCCATTACGCCTGCAGCGTTCGGTGGGGTTGGCTACATCTCGCCCAATACACATGACATCGATTCTTGGGGGTTTTCATATAACTTCAACACAGGTCAAGGTGTCAACACTACAGGCCGTGGTCAGTTGGTGTGGACAGCTAGCAGCGAATTCTAATCAAGGAGACCTATGTCTTTGAATCAAACATTGGCACGGCTCTCCGACATTGGAGGTAACCAAGCTGTGCCCCTTGCGAACCGTAACTGGTTCGTTGACGGTGCCTTCGACTTCTGGACGGCATCCTCGTCTGCGCTGCCTTCTAGTGGTTCCTACGGGGCCGCAACGATGTGGCAATGCTGGCCGGGTACCGGTGGTGCTGGCTCGATCATCCGAGCGAATGCGCAGTCAAACAACATCCTTGGTGAGAGCAACATGCTCAACTACGCGGTGTTCGCTCAGACCACGGCATCCACAGGAACCGTAGCAGCCGGTACGGTCCCTTACTTCCTTCAGCGTGTCGAAGGGGTAAACCGCTTTGCTGGTAAGTCTGTGACCCTGAGTTTCAAGATCTGGATTAACTCAGGTTCCATCACGATCCCTCAGGTCATTAGTCGTCAGTTCTTTGGAACCGGTGGTAGCCCCTCGGCTCAGAACAACGCAGACAAGGCGGTCAACTGGGTAATCACCACGACCCCTAAGCGTTTCTCTGTGCGTCTGGATGTCCCTAGCATCTCTGGGAAAACCTTGGGAACCAATGGGGATGACAACGTCTTCTTTGGGTTCTATCTCCCTCCGGGTGTCACGTTCCAGATTGGTATCGCTGAAGCTCAGGTAGAGCAGTGTAGTCCCAACTCCAGTGGTGACATCAACGGCAACGGTGGTGCCCCTACGGTGTTTGAGTATCGTGGTATGGCGGCAGAGCTTGATCGGATGCTGCGGTATTACGAGAACGCCTACATCTTCCCAACGTACATCAACCTTGTGCCTACTGCTTCCCTTGCTGCCTACATGCAAGCGATTACGTATCAGGTGCCTAAGCGTGCCACCGGTGCGGTCTCATTCGCTGGGGTCGGGTACTACAGCGGCGGAACGCCTACCACGATGCCAGTCGGAAACATCAGTGCGGTCGCTGCATCCAATAACGGTGTCACGTTGTATCTCAATGGCGGCATGACTAACTGCTTCGGATGCTCTGGCGGTCAGTACACCTGTGACGCTCGCCTCTAACCTCAATTCTCACAAGGACAACAATGTCAATTCAATTCAAGCAAGTCCGTGGGATTGACGGACAGGTGAGTGCTGCCGTAGTGCAGTACACCGATGAATCCGGTGCCGTTTGGACGGTGCCTCTGGGCTGCGGTAATCGCCTTGAGACCCTCATGAACGACTGGGTTTCCCAAGGGAACACCACAGTCCCCGCGGACCCCATCCCTGTGGTCATCCCTCAGTCTGTCTCCCGGTTCCAAGCCAAAGCAGCTCTAGCGAACGCTGGCCTACTCAGTCAGGTGGAGACCATCATGGCTGACCCTAGCACTCCTGCGATGTACAAGCTGGCATGGAGCGATGCTCAGGAATTCCTTAGAACCTCCCCTACCATCGCGGCTCTCAGCGGTCTCCTGAGTCTGACCTCAGCCCAGCTTGACCAACTCTTTATCGCTGCTGCAACGATCACAGCATGAGGATTGCTTTCTACAAAGGTACAGACCCTGGTGTCCTAGGCCTCGCTGACAGATTCGTTCGCTGGTTCATGCGTGGCAAGTACAGCCATGTGGAGCTGGTGTTTAGCGATGGTGTCTCAGCGTCCAGCTCTGGAGCGGATGGTGGCGTTAGATTTAAGACTATTGACCTTACCCCTGACGATTGGGATGTCTTCACCCTTCATGGGCCTGACGAATCCACAACAAGACAATGGTTCACTGACCACCACGGGCAACCCTACGATTGGTTGGGTGACTTTGGATTCGTCTGGAGACCTACGCCGACTGAAAAGGGGAAGTGGTTTTGTAGTGAAGCTGTTGCTGCCGCTCTAGGCTTTCCTGAGCCCTGGCGCTTTGACCCCAATGCACTCGCCAGTGCCATAGAGCCTTTCCTTAATGACAACCATTGACCAGCGGGTAGCTCACCTTGAGTTTCGGGTGGATACCCACGGGGCAGAGATTGCCTCACTTCGCAATGACCAGACCGCTCTCAACAAGTCCCTGAGGGCTATTGAGACCTACCTACTTCAAATCAAGTGGGCTCTGTATGGTGGTGGCTTCATGTTTGTTGCACATTCCCTTGGACTTCCCCAAGTCCTTACCAAAATCTTCCATCTGTAAATATGACCGTACAAGCTATCGTAAATAAACTCGCTCAGCCGTCTTCGTGGGCTGGTATCGCAATCCTGGCCAATGTCGCCGGTCAAATCTGGGGCCTGCCTCCGGGTGTCGGTGATGGTGTGGTACAGGCGGCCACGGCTATCTGTGGTCTCGCTGCAGTGTTCCTGAATGAAAAGAGTGGAGCTGCAGCCCCTGCCCCAGCTCCCGCTAAAGCCTAACCACGCATGACGTTCATCTTGTCTCAGCAAAGCCTGAGCAAGCTCAGCGGAGTCAACCAGGATTTGGTGAAGGTGGTCAAAAGGGCCATTGAGCTGACCACGGTTGACTTCCTGGTACTGGAGGGTCTACGCAGCCTAGCGCGTCAAGCACAACTGGTTGCGGAGGGCCATAGTCAAACCATCCACTCCAAGCACTGCATTGGTCGGGCTGTGGACTTGGCTGCTCTGAAGGACGGCAAAATCTCTTGGGATTGGCCCCTGTACGAAGAGATTGCCAAAGCCATGAAGGCTGCTGCTGCAGAGCTGAAGGTTCCCCTGACGTGGGGTGGAGAATGGAAAACGCTCAAGGACGGCCCACACTTTGAGCTACCTTGAGCGTTGAGAGAATGGGTGGGGTTCCCCTAGGACAACATTGCCCGCAACTGAGAAAAGAAAACCTAGGAGTCCCCCGTTTTCAGAGCATAACGTCCCCAGCCAGAGGAAGCACACCCCAAAACTATAGTCCCCTTACGTGGGGATTTTTTTCAATGTGGAGCCCTGAGCCTAGTCAGAGTCTCACGTAACTTCGTCATGCCTCCACCACAGCGGATGTAGTTCTCGCTGGCCTTGTAGAGGTTCCCATCGGTGCTGTGGTCTAGGAAGTCAGTCATGCCGATGATGTAGTCAGCCTCTGTCTTCCCATGGACGGCTGCAGCACTCCTGCCGCTATCCACGAACCTCATGTCTAGGTCTGGATACTCTTGGTTGATGATGCCTGCCTGCTGTGGCTTCAGGCCCACCACCAGCACCTTGAGCTGTCTTGTTTTGACTGGAGCTTTGAGGTTCAGCCCAGCGGTGTGCTTTACAACCCCTGAGAACTCCTGAGCTATCAGGCTCTCTAGGGACATCTTCACATGTGCTACGAACTTCTCAGCGAACGCCGTAGCCAACTGCTCAACCAGAGAATCCAGAGAGCCCCCTAGGACAGGCTTGGGCTTGGGTGCCTCTGGTACTGATACGGGTTCCAAGGCCTCAACTTCAGGCTCAGTCTCTTCAACCTCTTCGACCACCTTGGGTGCTGCAGATAGTCCGGGCTTGTTCCCTCGCCTCTTCCACTCAGCGTCCAACTCTTCTATGAGCTTCTGTATATGGGCACGGGTGCCAATTGTCTTCCTGCGTTCCGGCTGGAACAGTGCAGCCTGCCCCATACGCGCCAGCTCTAGGAATTCAGTACTGCTGCTTCGGATGTCTTTGGCTATGAGCCAGTCCACCATCTTAGCGGTCTCGTCTGTTTTCCAAAACACTCGCTTCTGTTTCATCTTATTGCCTCCTAACGCGGCGCAACTTTAAGCCTAAGCCTAAACGGGCGATTGACAGATTGGGACAATTTTTTTGCGGATCGTGACAATGTTACAAGAATATGTCAGGTGTGCTAGAGGGGTCTCCTAGGGTGCATCACATGGTGGTGGTGGGTGGTGTGAAGGTGCGATTGGTGAACGCTGGGGGTGGCGTTTGCGTTCACCTGGAAGAACGTAAAGACGTTCACGGGGACGGGTGTGGATAAGCTGTGGAAAGCCTGTGGATAGCCTGTGGATAGAGCCTCCACTGAAAAACCGTTGTGTTCACCCCCGTGAACGTAAGAGGGTGTTTGCGTTCACCCCCGTGAACAGAACTATATATATACTTCTAAGACAGTAAACCATTGGAGCCTGGCGGAAGCTGTGGAAAACCATCGTCAGGGCTCCTAGGGATGTCTGAGGCAGGGATGGAAGCCCTCAGGAGGCCTGAAGAAGCGTCCCACACAAAACCGTCACCCGGAATGACCTCACAGGCAGCAAAGACCTCTGGTGAGGCCACATCCCCCTTAACCGCCTCCGATATGTCCGCTAGGGTCTTCCTGAGGGTTGCAGGCACGTAGTCCAGAACGATCGTGCAAAGAACCCTCTCCCCTAGGCGAACATCCATACGCTCACGGGCTACGTAGGTACTCCCCCTCCCCCGGTTACCCTTGGTCACCACCCTAAGCAACCGGGCCTGCAAAAGGGTGTCCACGGACTTATGAACGGCTCCAACGGACAACCCTGTCATATCCCCAAGGCGGCGCATGGACGGCCAAGCCTCACCACTCTCAAAATCGGCATGAGCCTTGACTGCCTGCCACACACCAAAGGCATTCATGCCAATCTGAGCGGCAAGACCAGAGGCGAACATATCGCGCTGCATGGTCTGGAAAGACGTGTCAATGCTGCTTTGCATGTCCTCCCTCCCGCTCAGTGATGAAGCGGTCTACCTCAGCGTCCACCAGGCGCTCAACCATCTTCTGAAAACTGATGCCCCCCGGCACTTGCTCCATGTACCACTGCATTTTCCGGTACAGGGCCTCACGCATACGGAAGGTGACCCCCGTGGTCTTCAGGCTCTCAAGGACATCCGGGTCTTGCCACGGGAATTTGGCAGTCTTCTTGGCCTCAGCCCTAGCCTGCTCCCGGAGCTTCGCAAGCTGGGCCTCAGCTTCCTCAAGCGTGGTGGGCTGTTGAGAGGCCTGATTAGCTTGCAAAGGGGTGATCTGCTTGGGCCTGTGGTGGGAACGCTTCACAGCGGCCTTAGAAGCCCCCACAGGCGCTTTTTCAGAGGCAGGGGCCACAGGGGTAGCCACATGGGCCTCCGTGGGCTCTACGGGGCTCTGAGGGGCCTCCACGGGGCTCTGTGAGGTTTCCCCTTGAATGAAGGCGGCCAGTGCCTCTGGCTTGGGGGTAGTCCCCATCTTGAACTTAGACATTCAGAAGCTCCTTGAGGAAAGCGGCCATGTCTTCCTTGGCTGCTTGGGTGCTCTTGGAATACTCCAGCACACCCATCCCGAAGAAAGAGGCCTCACGGAAGCTGTCACGGCCTTTGATTTCAGTCTCCATGACCTTGTAGTTCGCATAAGACTGCAGAGCTTCACGGGCGTCTGAGGCTTTCATAGAACCTGCATTAGTGCTGCAGACATTCAGGACGGCCAAGCTAATCAACTCAGGGTTCTGGAGCAGCACGTCATAAATGAGGTTGTTATTGTCCTCGAATGTATTGAGGTCAATTGGACTCGGTTGACACGGGCTGATGAGAAAGTCTGAAACAGCCGTTGCTGCTCTGAACTCTCTCATGTTCTTACCGGGTGGGCAATCAACTACCACATCATCATAGTCTTCGGCCATCTTGCGTATGCTAGTAGCTACATACAAAGGAGCTTGTGGGTTATGACGTAATTTAACACACATGAACTGGCTGAGATGCGGTTGGGTGGAACGTGCTTGAACTAGCTTGTACACACCATCTTGGTCATCCGTATCAAGGACTAGCACCTTACGTCCAAGGTTAGCCAAGTATGTTGCAACATTGAGTGTGAGAGTAGTTTTACCCACACCACCTTTAACGCAACCAAACGTATAAATAGACATGCTCATGCTCCTATGGCTGGGGAAGGGACTTCATGTTAGTGCATGGAATGCACACCGTCAAGTATCTATTACTTTGCTATAGTATGCTATTATAGCAAGTACATTAAAAGGGCAGGGTGCCCTAGGGTTACATACGACTCAGCAGCGCATCAGACTCAGCAATGGCCTTTTGAATGGAAAGCACCACACGATGTAAGACCGTAGCATGGCCTTCCTCAGCCTGCTTCCACGTTCTATAGCGTTCGCAATGACCGTCCATAGGACCACCGAACACCATGGTCTCGTATAGGACAGGAGAGGGATTGGTAGGATCGAAGTTATGGTCAAGGCCTAGGAAAACCGTTGATACACTACAGTCTTCTGCGGGGTGGTCTTCAGCTACCCTACGGTCTGCGGTCTCAAACCATTTGGCCCAAGAGAGCATGTCACTGCAGGGCAGCGCACGCCTCCCGTGGAGCTTGTAGTAGCGCGGTTTAGCGAACATCATTTTCAATCTGGTCTGCGAGGTTCCTCAGGAGCTGGGGGAGGTTCATTTGGATTTCCATGGGCGCCTGAACACTGAAGCCCGACCCGTGAATCCCCTTAAAGACCATGAGGACGATTCCTTGGGCTCCTGTTGACTGTCGGGCTGCTGTGCAGGCGTTATCATATTTGCCTGGGCCGATTGGCATTCTCTGTTCTCCGGATGGGTGACGATGACTTGCCCAGCCTCAAAGGCGTTGCGGCACTGCTGGCCTAGCACCTTGCGGTCTGTGGGGTCATCATGGTTCATGACGTAGCTACGCAGGGGCTCCATGTCGTTCCTGAAGTCCCACAGGGAGGCGTAGACCATCACACGGACTCTGAGCGGATTTGACATAAGCTTTATTATGCGCATCTGACAGATCACTCACGGGGAGGGCGCTCTTTGGTGATGTCCTCAAAGAACTGGCGGTCAGCTTCAGCCATTCGCCTTTCGTGTCTCACGTGCGCCCACAGCATCCCTAGGGCTGAGAGACCACTCACTACGGAAAGGCCAGTGTTGCCCCAATACAGGTTGAGGAAGCACATCAGCACGTTGAAGATGCCCACCAGATCGAACGTCAGTTTCGGGAGCAACGGGAGTTTCATGGTCATTGTTCGTCATCTTTGAACCACCGATTTAATCGGACGCTTGACCCACCCCAAGGCGCTGTAGTTGTCTGCGCACTCATTGATTTCCGCTTGCGCGATAATGGGGAAGAGCCCTGGCGTGATGTTCGTGCAAAGGTGTGTTTGGCCTGTCTGTGGATTCTGCATCATGGCGGGAGTGGTACAGCCAGCCAGCAGGGTTACTGCAGCAATCAACACGGCACGCATAAGGCTCCTTGGTCGGTAAAGGGGACGCACATCGTTGCTGAAATCATCAGTCATCGGGTGTTCTCCCTCAGCTCACGGGCAACCCATTTGCCCCATCCAAGGAATGCTACACCCACCAAAGCCCCACGCAGAATCTGGTACACCGGCCACAGCGCCATGCGCGCCAGTACCTTGTGGGGCGCGTTCATGTTCTTTTTCATCATCATCTGGTCTCTCTCCTAACGATCCTCTTGAGGTCTGCCGTGGACAGGTGGGCGTACCTCTTGGTGGTCTCAATGTTTTCATGACCCAAGAATTCCTTGACGGCCATGATGTTCCCTGAGTCTGCCAGCAGTCGGGTTGCAGCCGTGTGACGGAGGATATGCAGGACAAAATCAGCATCGTCCTCCATCCCCATGGCCGTCCTCAGGCGTTTCCAGAGCTGGTCAATCTTATTCTTGTTCAAGGTGAACGGCAGGGCACCCTTCAGGGCTTCTATAGCCGTGTCAGTCAGGGGCACCACGCGGCTCTTGCCTGTCTTAGTGTCGGGAGCCCACAGGTGTACCTCATCCCCACGGACATCCTTGGGCTTGAGATTCACCAGCTCCCCACGGCGCATCCCGGTCTCAATCAGGACGGTAACGAAGCGGGCAAACTCAAACTCGCCCCATGCCTCCAGCAGGGCCATCATCTGCCGCTCTTCCTCAGGCTCAATCCAGCGGATGCGCCCCTCAGGTTCATCGTAGAACTTGATTTTGGGCATTCGCTCAATCCAGTCCCGATCATGTGCGAACTTGAGCACCTGAAAGATATTCACCAGCTTGCGATTAACCGTGCTGTCCTTAATGGTGCCGCGGACCTCACGCAACCAAGCGTCAATGGACAGGGTGGTGACCTCAGCCAGCTTGAGGTTCCCTACCACGTCAATGAAGCCCTCCACGTTGCGGTAAGCCGTCTTTTCGTAGGCCTTACCCATCCACAGGTCTTTGGCGCAATACCGCAGAAGTTCCTTCAGATTCGCTGGCGCTTTCATGGTGACGGCCATTGTAACCCTCCCGTTACGTTTAAGTCTAGCTTAAAAAAATGAGACACCTAAGTTACTCAGGTATCTCATCGTAGTACATCACTGCTACTGGTGTCAAGCTATGCGCTATCGGTTGCTATGATAGCAGACTATAGCAAATGTGTTGAATGTATGGCTCAGCCAATACGAGTCAAGCACATATAGACCACGCCTATAAGAATAAGCGCAATGATAGACAGCATCATCGGTTGTCTCCCGAACCTTGGATAACCCCCCGCTCCTGACGACTCTTGAGCTTGGTGAGGTTGGTGTTGGCAATGTCGTCAAGGTTTAGCCCATGGTCGTCAGCCAGTGCGGCAACGAACCACAGAACATCCCCCAGCTCTTTGGCTACGTATTGGGTGTCAAGGTGCTTGTGGTCACGCTGGGCTTTGGCATACGCGCCATACAGCTCACCCACCTCACCAATCAGGCCGTCTTTGGCGTACTGGTGGTTAGCCGATGGCAGGCGATAGCCCATGGCCTCAGCCTGGTAGTGATACAGGTGCATTACTTCGCCTGTGGTCCAGAGGCAGGCTGACTGACGACATGCGCAGACGGCACAAAGACAGTCTTAGGCTTGGCTACGGCAACCTCTGTAGGGTGAGCTGCAGTCACGGAGGGGTGGGCCACAGTCACCACAGGGTGAGCTGCAACAGCTACCGGGTGTGCGGCAACCACAGTGATTGCATGGGAGGCCTGTGCTGCGAACAGCAGAGAGAGGGTCAGTAGGAGCTTTTTCATACTGGTACGTAGACAGTGTTCAGGGTTTCAATGCGGCCAGTCTCTTCGTCATACGAAAGGACACGGGAGGTGTTGACCCAATCCCCGTTGAGGTGACCCCGTGGATGGTCTACCGGAATGAGTGAGCCACGATGGCCCACCACAGCCGCATAGAGCTTTTCATAGCGGACTGTTGGCTTCACAGGCTGTCTACCAGGCGGTCCAGATAGAACTTGGCTTTCTTCAGGTCTTCCTCACCGTTCTTGTCCATGAAGCGGGTAAGGTATTCCCAAGCACGGCTCCAGCAGTCAACCTGATGCATGTCAAGGTAGACCTCCATGGAGCTGTCAATCTTGTCCAAGAGCACCTTGCGAACATCAATGACCTCCATGCCGTTACCAAGGTCATAGTGCTTCGGTTTGTACACAGCGTCATGCACTACACTGTGCGCTTGCACAGCGCGGTAGGCGTTCCACAGGTCTTCGTTGGTTTTGCTGCGGACTTCACCCACCATGCCATAGTCATGCACCGGGTTGACCAGCATTCGATCCCGATTGTTGTTTACGGTTTCCATAGCTTCACTTCATTCGTTTCAAAATCCCAATCCTCAGCTCGGAGAATTCGGGCCATACGTGCATTCATCAGGGCGTCCTCAGCCGTGAGACCAGCCTTGATATAGGCATCCTCTACGGTCTTCCACACAGCCCCGTGTTTCTTCAGGATTGCCTCAGCTCCCTTGGGTCCAGTGCCGGGGATACCTGAGTACCCATCGGTGTGGTCACCAGTGATGGTCTGAGTGAGGAAACGGTAGTTCGCCTCAGCTTCCGTGGACTCCACCCACTTGCCTGACGTATCGGGTGACAGGTGCCACATCCGACCAGGGATAGTCAGTAGGTCTTTGTCCATGGAGCAGATGACAGCCTTACCCTTGAACTTGGTCATGAGAATGCCTAGGCAGTCATCAGCCTCAAGCACATCCTTTTCCATGTGGGGGTAGGTTTCCTTTGCCCAGCTCTTGAGGGCCATGTAGCCCACAGGTTTGCGCCCCTTGCGATTGGCTTTGTAGCTGGGGTTCAGGGTCTTGCGGAAGTTCTGCAGGCCAGAGAAACACAGCTTGAATTCCTTCAGGCCTGTGTCCTCCTGGTACTTCTGAAGCAAAGAGGTAAAACGTTCCTTGGCCTTGTTGAGGTCCATGTGGACAGTCCAAGTGTCAACGTCCCACTCAATCTCTTCCTCAGCTCCTGTAGCGGCACTGAAGCACGGTATATCGGCGTCAATCAATAACAGCATCAGTCGTATAGGGCTGCGACGAGTTTTCCTGCGGCATCCTCAAGGGCGTTCAACAGCACGCAGGCTTCGTCCTCATCCTCTTCCTCTTCTAAGCAGACGCAACTTAGGAAGTGGTCAATCAGCGTGCTCAGGTCAACCTCACACTCACCAACCTCAGTCCCGTTGATGTGAACCGGAATCATGAGCTTGTGGCCGTACAGGTACGGGTAGGTGTCTACAGTTTTGATTTCAGTGATAGTCATATGCAGCTTCTATGAATGTTTGTGCTTGTGGTGCGACGATGGCGTTTCCGTAGGCGCGCAAGCGTCCCACTCTGGAGGGAGTCCCATGAGCCAACGGGCGTGTTCCGGGTTCAACTGGCCGCCACTTTCCATCGCGGCATCGGAGCCAGTCAGCAGCTCGCCAGTGGCCGTTAGTCGGGCCGGTCCCGGTTCCCCATAGTCCTTCACTGCCTCCGACAGATAGCCCGTTTGGCGTCCTGTGGCGGCTCTGCTGGGTCTCATCCCCTGCCGTTCTATGTGGTCCGTGGCGTTCGGTGTAGGCCATCCCGCAAAGGACACTTGCGTTCTCAGGTCCGAGACTTGTCCACCCCCGTGTGTACCCTTGCAGTGCGCTGCTGCTGGAGTGTTCCATCCCGCTAGGTTCGCCTGGCGTGGCAATTGGTCGAACCGGGGGCGCTGACCCTCCCGTGGGCGAATGTCGCAACCGGAGTCCTTCCAATCCCTGGTCGTCGGTGTCACCCAGCCTGCCAATCCAGTAGGTTCTATCTCGGATGTGCGGAGCACCGATGCCCGCAGCCGGGAAAGCAACCGCCCCCGTGGCATAACCCAAGGCTTCCAAGTCATCTTGTACAAGCTGGAGCCAAGGCTCTGCGTCATTGCTCGCAACCTGTTCTCCAAAGATGACTGGAGGTTTGCACTGCGTGATGAGGTAGTGCATGTGGGGCCAAAGATGCCGCTCGTCAGACATCCCAGCGCCTCTGCCTGCCTTGGAGAATGGTTGGCAAGGGCAGGAACCTGTCCATACCTCACGGTCATCTGGAAATCCAGCGTTGCGCAGGGCAAGACTCCAGACCCCGATTCCAGCGAAGAAATGCACTTGCTTGAACCCACGCAGCTCTGCTGGTGTGATGTCACGTATGTCCCTTTCATCCACTACGCCTGGCGCAATGTGTCCTCCCTCGATGAGGTTACGGAGCCACTGTGCGGCGTAGGGTTCAATCTCGTTGTAAAAAGCTGTCATCAGTGTGTGTCATACCAATTCAGTCCTGTCTTGTACTCAGCATCAATGGGGCACTTGAATTCAAAGAACTCCCCTGCCCGCCTGGCGCACTCTGTAACCATCTGTCCAAAGGAATCGGCCAGCTCTTCCCGGACGGCAAACTGAAGCTCATCGTGGATGTACCCCAGCAATACAAAGTCACCATTCCAGCCATAGCGGTATCCGCGTTGCATCACTTCAATCCAGACCTCTACAAGCCACCGTTTGCTGATGAGTGCCCCTGCCCCCTGTAGGAGGAAGTTGAGAGCACTGTGGGGGCTTCTGATGTGAACATGCCTGCCGTCAAGGCCGATGAGATAGCCACGTTCTTTGACTACCTTTTCAACCTTTTCCTTGAGCTTGTTGAGTGCCGGAAGTCCTGCTAGGAATTTGGCTTTGATCTTCTTTCCAGCAGCACGGCCACCACCAACGATGTCACCGATAAGCTCATCACCAGCGCCATACAAAAAAGCGTAGATAAATCGCTTCGCGTCATCGCGGGTAGGCAGGCCTGCCGCTAGCTGGTTGGTCGTGTGTACGTCACCAGTTAGAAGCGTCCTAACATATTCGCCGGCGTCCCAGCGAGCCATGAAAGATGCAAGGCATCGCAGCTCAAGGCCTGACAGATCGCAACCGACCATGCGGAACCCCTTGCGCACGCCAAAGAGCTGTCTGCACTCTTTGCCCCACAAAGCCCGCACACTTGGCACTTGGGCAATGTTGGGACTGGCATGGGTGCATCGTCCGGTTGCTGCTCCGTTTGTGTTGACGCTTCCGTGGATGTGTCCAGCACGTTCACTTTTAAGCCACGCCGTATCTCCCTCTGCCAACTGCCCAATCCGTTTCTCCAGTAAGAAATACTCAGCCAGTACCTTGGCCTCCGGGAAGTCCAGAGACCCAAGCACATCCTCATCAATCTTTGGCCTGCCACCGTCCGTGAAGAGCTTAGGTTTCCAGCCATACTTAGCTGTGAGGCGCTTCGCTATCTGGTCACGGCTACCGGGGTTGAATTCCTCCACACCGTCCTTGAGCCTCTTGCCAGTTTTCTCTGACCAACGCTCTGTGACGATGGGTGGGAATATCTCCAGCATGTCCTGCCGGATGGTGTCCCTACGTTGTGCCAGCGTGGCATAGAGACCAGCCGCGGACCGAACATCAAAGGGCCAGCCAGAGCGTTCCATGCGGGCACAAATCCACGCTACTTCGTGCTCAAGCTGGGTAGCCTTGGGGGAATATGTGGAGCTGGTCAGGTGCCTGTAGAAAGCCTCTGAGACCTCCACGTCCTGCACGCAGTAGTCCAGCATGTCCTGGCTGAACTCAAGCCATTCCATACCAGGCACATAGGCGTCCCCCAAGCGTTCCTTGAATGCAGCGGAGTACTCACCTTTCATCAGGCCAAGGCGATAGCCCCATGCCTCTAGGCTGTGGGAACCACTGAGCTTCGGGGGGAGCTTGCCAGCCTCTACGTGTCCACCGTCACGGTCACGCAGGTTGCTGAAGATGAGGCGAGAGAGAACTAAGGTGTCTACTACGTTGGCCTCAGGAACCTGAAACCACGGGTATATCTTCTGGATTACCGGGAGGTCAAACCTGATGACGTTGTGCCCGACAATGAGACCGTCTTTGGCATTTGCCATCAACAGGCGGATACCGAAGTCTAGGGATTCCCCGTGGAACCTGAAGACCGTTGCAGTCTCAGTGTCCTTGAGAACCAGACAGTGGATGGTGGTGACTTCAAACAGCAGGCCGTTGGTTTCAATGTCGAATACCGTTGCCATTACCGCTTATTGAGCTTCCCCCAAAACGAGAAATCAAGCTGGAAACACAACAGGTCAATCTCAAGGACATCCGGGAGCATACCCATGCCCTCATACCAACGGACACCAACCTTGAGGCCTGTGAAGGCGGAGATATTGACGTTCACTTCACGAGCACCGTGTCCTTGTCAGAGCAGCCAACCAGCTCTTTACGATAGCCACAGTACATAGTCCGCTCAACCAACCGACCACTATTAATGTCCCCCACATAGCCAGTGCAGGTAACGAGACCATTAGCATTGCTGTCAGTAGGACGGCAAGAAATAAAAGTCCCCGGAACAGTGTTACCCGCATTCGTCGGCCAGCCGTGTTCAAAGTATTCCTTAGCATTCGCTTTCGCTAGGTTGCGCTCTTCGTCTACCAGGGCGTGCTGGGAGCTGAGCTGCTGTTGAACTCGCTGCTCTGTGGTCTGTGGTGCTTTGCTGCAGGCTGCGAGGGTTGCCAGAATGGCGATACAAACGATGGTCTTGAGTTTCATGGTGGTCAAAATGCGTAGGCTTCCTCTAGCTCTTCCTCAGCCGGGAATGCCCCTTTGTCAAACAAACGTCCTGCCTCACGGTCATAGCCAAGGAAAATCAGCTCTCCTGTAGCCTGGCCTGTGTAACGATCCTTGAGGACTCTAAAGATGGTGGTGGAGCGTTTCTCAACGTCCTTGTGCTGCTGGTCACGCTCTAGGCCAAACATGAAGTAAGACCAGAACCCGATGGCGCGAGCACCTTTGAAGTGCCGGATGGCTACCTGACCACCTTCCTCATGGCTCTTTCCCTCAGGAGTGCTCAGGTGTGACACGAAGTGAATGATGATGCGAAGCTCATTGGCTAGGCCTGCCATTTCCTTCATGATTTGCTCAAGGCTCCCACGTTCATCTGCGGTATCCGCCATGGCTGTGAGGTGGTCCAGATAGAAAATCCGTATGCCCTCCGCGTGGGCCATGTAGCGAACCTTGGCCTTGACCACATCCCATGCAGTCTCACCAAAGCTGTTGTACAGGGAGACCTTACCGTCCAGCTCTTCTACTGCTGCTGTACGCTCTTCACGGGTCCAGGACCCATCGGGGATGTGGAAACGCTTGCCCTTCAGCTTCCCTGCAATACGTGCAACAGTCTCGCTGGGGGCCTGCTCAAGAAAGATGAGGCCAACCTTGAGGCCTAGGGTCTCGATGTCATAGGCAATCTGCTGGGTCAGGAAATCTGTCTTACCAATCCCTGTACCAGCACCAAAGGCGTACAGCTCACCAAAGCGGCGTCCATAGGTCAGCTCAGTAAGCCTGTCCAAGAACCACGGCAGGCCCTTTTCAATCTCCCGGTCAAGCTCACCCAACAGGTCAGCAATCCCGACAATCCCATCAGGCCGGTACGCCTTGGCATTCCAAATCGCATTGACAATATCCTGACCCTTACCAGCCACCAGACACTCATTGGCGTCCTTCAGTGGTAGTGAGGCAATCTTGGCTTTCCCCGGCCCTAAGACCTCCGCGCATTCCCTTGCAGCTTTGATGCCTGGCTCATCCATGTCAAACATGATGACCACCTCATCAAAGCCCTTGAAAAACTCAAGGTTCTGCGCAAAGGACTTGCGGGCACCTTGGGCACCGTTGGGCACACTGACCACCGGCCACTTACAGGATTGCACCTGGGCGACTGAGAGAGCATCAATCTCACCCTCAGTGACCACCAGTTTCTTACCAGTGTTCCAGAGGTTCTGTCCAAACAGCGGGGGGTTCTTTGCGTCGCCAATGAAGTTGAACTGCTTTTCTGCGCCGCGGACCTTGCAGGCGATAACCTGTTGGTCTTTGTAGTAGGGGTAGAAGTGGGCTGTGTCACCCTTGAACTTCCCTACCCTCACCCCAAAGAATCTGCAGGTTTCCTCTGAGATTTTTCGGGCTGACAGGGGTTTTACTGCTGCACTGCTGTACTCATCTAGGTTTGCTGCCACCGTCCTCCTGTTGTTACTGCTTGTCCCATCCCCACGCTCTCGATAGCCACACCCAAAACACCAGCCATGACCATCTGTGTATCGCGCAAGGTTGTCTTGAGAGCCACACGAAGGGCACGACTCTTTCCCTATGTATGCGTTCTCATCCATTCGTCATCAGGGCTTCCCAGCTCACCGGGAACAGGTCTGACAGCGTTTGGGCAATACGCTCAGCTACGCCACGGGTTTCCTTTTGGGTGTGGGAATCCAGACGGACCTTGCACATGCGAGCCCATGCGTACAGGGAGCCTGTCCAGTACCACTCAGTCGTCATCGACTGCGGGAGCACCATACGGGCCTGTTCAGGGCAGACACCTTCCTCAAGAAGCTCCTGGTAGAGCTGTAGGGCGGTCTCCTGGTTGTGTCGGACGCCCTCTAGCAGGTAATCCCGCATGAAGCCCTCAAAGACAACGTTGGAGCTGCCCTGCTTGACGTTGGGAGCCTTGAATCTCAGCTCATCCGGAAGGTAGAACTCAGGGGGGCTGTCCACATAGCGGCGGCTGACCTCATTCCATGCGAAGCCAACCGTGTGCTTCTGGAGCTGGCGTGCTACGAAAATGGGAGCCTTGACGTGGAATTGCGCCTGGCAATGGCTGAAGGGTGACCAGTGGTTGTGCTTGGCTAGGTAACCGATTAGCTTTTGGTCTGCCTCGTGCAGCGTGCCATCATAAAGGTCCGCATACCCACTCTGCTTGTCGAAAGAGACCCGTGCGGAGTTGACCACTGTGAGGTCATCCCCCATGTGGTCCATCAAATCTACGTTAATCATGCTGCCCTCAGTACATCTTCAATGCGAGCAGCACGAACGCTCATGTAGTCCACGAGACCTTTTTTAACATCGTAGTCCTCCACGAACACACGTTCCTTGAGGTCATAGCCATAGACAGCGCCAAGGAACTCAAGGAACTCAGCGAGAATCATCATCCAAGAGGCTGCAGGGGTGACCACAATGTCCTTGGACAGGGTTGCTGACAGCGGATTGGTGCTGTCCTCTTCGTCAAAATTGTGGGAACGGAAGGAATACGTTTGCATAAGGTTTAGTGAAGGGTGTAACGCATGTACCGGAGGCCTGTTGAAGGGTTGGACTGGAACTCACCATTGATTTCCCAGCCCCTCAGACGCAGCTCATGGATGCGAGCAGCGAGGCGTGAAACACCGTGGTCCATCAGAGCCTCACGCGGGGAAATACTCCCCACCGTTTTCAGATGGTTCAGAACCACCTCAGTCTGTGTCATTACGAAGCAACCACCGGAGGCGGCAAGGTCTCGGACGGCACCAGGCTGTTCAGAAACGCCACAAGGTCAGCGATACCTTGGGTGCTCAGCGGCTGGTTGATGAGGGTCAGTGTGATGCAGGTAGTGCCATAGGTGGACTCATCAACGTCCGCAATGCCATGGGCGAGACCATCAGTACTTACAAACGAAAATGCCATGTGATTTCTCTTGTTTAGATTTGGGGAGCGTCCAGCGGCGATACAGCAGCCGGGGTCGGGACAGCTTGGGTGGTCTCCGGGACAGCCACAGCAGCCACAGGTGCCACAGCAGCCACAGGTGCCACAGCAGCCACAGGTGCCACTTCAGCAGGCATCAGCAGTGCGCCAACGTGCTGCAGGAACTGACTGAACTCAGCGAGGTCAGCCACCGGGAACGATTGGCCTGTGATGCTCAGATTGAGTGCCGGGGCACCATCCACAACGTTGATTTGTGCGGTTACCTTGGCACCCTTGGTGGTGGTTACGAATTCAATAGCCATGATTTTGGAATGTGTTTATCTGCGTAGGGGAAGCCGTACTTGTCGCACCATTGACCATAGGTGGTCTTGCTACCCTTGCGCAGCTTGTTGGAACTGTTGGAAAAGATGAAACGGATGTCTAATTCAGGGTGATGGAGCTTTACCGCCAACATTTTCGTTCTGTCAGCACTGGTAAAATAACCCTTACCCTCAATGTAAATTCCATTGGGGAGGATAAAGTCAGGGATGTACTTATGCTCAACAATATACGGAAGCCTAACAGCCTCGTATTTAAAAGAAATCCCTGCGTTATTCAACTGCGTGGCAATGGACTTTTCTAGTCCGCTTCTAAAAGAATTAGAAGTCAAGGTCGCCAGTGTCTTCCTCAGTGGTCTCAGGAGCAGCCTTAGGCTTCTCTGCCACGTAGTCACCCTCATCATCGGCGTCAAAGCCCCCACCGTTGTACTCGGTCAGGTTGATGATTTGGACGGAATTGACGTAGGCAGAGACACCCAGCGCGCCACCAGCACTGTATGCCTTGGCAGTCCCGCGGACCCGCAGGACGGAGCCACCACCGATGTTCAGGTCTTCAACATCAAGGATGGGTTGGCCCTTGGAGTCAAAGAACTTCGGTTGATTCTTGGACTTGAAGCCAAGGGTGACCGTGCCGTCTTCCTGTTCTTGATACGGGAAATTGGCCTTGGACATCTTGGCTTTGCCATGCGCTTCAATAAAGATGTCTTTATACATTTCCAGAAGCTCACCAGCAGCTTCCTTAGACATATTCAGGCCAGTCTTATAGACACCATCGGCATTAAATTTGGTGTCCGGGCGAATCAGCTTAGGATAAACAGCCGTGCCCTTTGGGGTAATAAACTTACTCATCAGGTGGTTCAGGTTCCTCAAAAATTGAGATGATGGAATAACCGTCAATGCGGTCAGAGATAGCCTCAATGTCAACACCGTCTGACATCAATGCAACTGCATCGTCAAGGGGGATGCTGAAGCTCCGCCCAAGACGCTCACGGACGCGCCGCTCAGTTTGGTAGTTCATGCGAATGCGTAAAGACTATTCAGGACATCACCAAGGTTCAGAGTGCCCTTGGCAGGGGGAGGCTTCAGTTTCTTCCGGCCCTTTTCGGAGAGCTGGAGATACGTAGCCTCATACAGAGACATCAGCGGGTCATGGTGCTCATACAGCTCCACAAAGGCCTCACGGACAATCTCAGAGAACCGTTGCATACGGCTGGGCAGACACCCGAAGCTGTCATGCACCATCAGGAAATCATGGATGCCCTCAGCCTTGGCTTTGACCACCACCGACATCAGGTGGGCACTGTCTAAGGCATGGACGAAGTTGGGGCTGATGCTGGACCGTTGCTTGCGCTTCAGCAGCTCATCGGTGGCACCAAGGTTGACGCGGGGGCGAAAGCGGACAGGCACAGCTAACGTCTTGTCCCACAGGAAAACCTCAACCTGTTGCACGTTGGGCTTGTAGTAGGCATTCAACACCGGGAGACCCATGGGGGTGGTCCAGACCACAGGGAGACCTTCAGCAGCCAGCAGCGCAGCCACTTTCTGCAGCCAGTCCATCCCCTCCGCAGCGGCCTTTACAACCTCCTGCACTGCAGCCCACACCAGCTTGCCCATGTACTGCGCCGCGGACCGCCCATAGTCATCCCCAAAGGGGTGCTGGGCCAGCTTCTTTTCCTGCACCAGGCGCTTGAAGGGCACCATGAAATCATCGTACAGGTGCTCAGCAAAGCCATACTGCTTGGACCCATAGACGTAAGTCATGACACAGCGTTTCGCTACGTTGCGGTTAATCCCGAAGCTGAGCCACTGTCTGGCTTCGTCGCAGTCGTCCTGCTGTGCCTGGCGCAACACAACCTCTGCAACTGCCGCATATACATCCTGCGGTTTATCGTTGGGAACCAAGTTGACATGGCTTCCGCCAACGGGGTCTCGGAGCATTGCGCTGAAGTGCTGGAGGCCGGAGCAAGAGCCATCCACGGCAACGGGCAGGTGACATACATAACCGATTGGGTCAGCCTGATACTGCGCCCATGCGTGAGCAGCGGCCAAGAAACAAAACGGACTGTCCGCCTCAAGCCACCAGAGGTCTGAATACGGGTTGGCAACAGTCGAAATAATGCGATGTTCATTGTCCTTAGTCCACTGGTAACGCTGTTCAAACGGGGCCTTGTCGATCTTGTTGAAGCCACCAGTGGTAGCCAGATGAATTGCCAACCAAACAGCACCCCCAGCGTCCAGCCGCTCACCATTGGCGAACAGGAACAGACCTTTGCAGTAGTCCTCACGCTGATGATTCAGGTGGGACTTGGCATAGACCCGACCACGCCAGTCAAGCTGTGCAGGCAGGTAGAAGTGCTCATGTCCTGCATACTCTTTGGCTTCCTCAAGGTCACGCCGGAAGTTCATTCCATAGGCCTTGATTTCAGTGTTGAGCTGCCTGAGCTGCGCCTTGGCACCACTGCTGAGGTCATCGGCAATCGTCACCAGGGGCTGCGGGAACTGGTCACACTGGATGCCACGGGCTGCAGCACCCTCAATAACCTCCAAGACCCACGTATTGATGCGCAGGGGGACAGCTTGAATGGCATTGACAGCCTGCACGAACGGCGCATTGCTCTTCACTGCAGCGTCTACCAGCTTCAGGGCATCCCTGTTGCCAGTCTTGATGAGCGGCACCGTGGAGGCCAGCTTGGCATCGTGGTAGCAGCCAGTGCGTACAGATTCCCACGGACGCGGGGGTGTCACCATGGCCCTGTACACAGGTTTCATCCAGACCTCAGCACCCTCAATGCGGTCAAGCTGGGCTGCGGCCTCATCGGTAAAGGCAACCTCCAGCGTCTGACCATCGGTGCCCTCCAGATTCAGGTAGGTGTGGAAAAGCTCCGTATGGGCCAGCACAAAGTTGAACAGGCCAGAGCCAATCAACTGCCTGTCTGCCTGGTCGAGGGGAGCCCACATGCCCTCACCACAGGCAATCTCAGTGAACTCTGCAATGCGGGCATTCGGAGACTTCAGGCGCTTCACCCGCTCCACCATGCGCTTGTACAGGCCTTTGTCCTGCGCCTGCACGATACGACTCACCAGCTCAATCTCAATCTGCTTCCCGACAGAGACACACATGTCGGTGTAGCTACGGCGCTGGGTGGCTGCATCAAAGGCCAGCCTGAGCACGATCACGGCGCACTGCAGGGCACCGATGGCCTCTGCGGGCATGAACCACACCGGCTTACGGCCACGCTTGGCGGCTGACTCCTGCAACGCGAGGCTGATAGCGGCCTCCACCTTACCCACTGCGGACTTGAACAGGCGGCTTTGGGCGCTGGTCAGCTCTTGGCGCTCCGTGGCCTTGGCCTGTTGCTTCCTGTAACGCTCTGCCCCCAGCTCAAGCATGGAGGTTTCAAGGGACTGCTGTACTGCGACATCTGGCGCTGCGGCAACTGCGGTCATGTTCTTGTGTTGGAGGGTTGGGGGGCGATGGTTTATGCAATATGAGGGGGTATTGGCAAGTCCTTGATTCAGTAGGTAAAGCGTTAGAGTAAATCTAGCGCCTATACCTGAAAGAATGTGGAATTTAAGTCTCTTGACCTTAAACGTCTTTATGGGTGGTGGTGGTTACGTTTTTAAAGTGCAACCTTCAATCATACATGGTTGCACCTTGTTATCTATCAGTCACAAAAGCTAGAGTAAAGTGCAGACTAATCCACTCCGATACAACCTGGACAGGCCCCTGTAAGTCCTTGATTTTAAAGGAAAAATTAATACCCCCTCATATTGTATGAACGGAGGTATGCACCCGCCCTGGCTGACTGTGACCAAAAGTAAAGGGATGTAAGGATACCTAAAGAACAACTACAGACCCCCCTAGGGTATACCCATAGTATTAAACTATAGTCATTGTCACAAAGATTAAACCCTAGGTTAAAACCATAGAGAGCAATGGAGAACCCAAGTATTAACCCTAGCCTTAGAGCACAGCTAATCACTCGCCGTACCTACAACCGACCCAAGGACGACCAAGGGAAAACCTTTGAGACTTGGGAAGAGACTGTTGACCGTGTGATTGGTCATCAAGCCTGGTTGTGGGAGAGAGCCAAAGGCTATCACCTGAGTTTTGGTGACTGTGTTGAGCTGCATGAGCTGCGCCAACTGATGCTGGACCGTAAGGTGCTGATGTCAGGCCGAACCCTGTGGCTGGGTGGTACTGAGGTTGCCAAGAGGCGTGAAGCAAGCCAGTTCAATTGCTCCTTCACTCAGGTAGAGACCGTGCAGGATGCCGTGGATGTTCTATGGCTCCTGATGCAGGGCTGTGGCGTTGGCTTCCGTCCTGTGGTGGGTCAGCTCACAGGCTTTCGTAAGCCCATTGAAGAGCTGGAGATTATCCGTAGCACCCGTACATCCAAGGGTGGTCAGGAACACAACACTGAGACCTTTGAGGATGGAGTCTGGACAATCAAAATTGGTGACAGTGCTGAGGCCTGGTCAAAGTCTGTTGGAAAACTGCTGGCCCATCCGTATGCCGCCCATAAACTTGTACTCGATTTCTCAGAGATACGTCCGACAGGAGAACGCCTCAAGGGGTACGGTTGGATTAGTTCCGGAGACCAAAGCATTGCCGTAGCCTATGAAGCTCTCTTCAAAATCCTCAATCGTCGTGCTGGCTCTCTGCTGTCTCGCATTGACATCCTCGATGTCGTCAACTGGCTTGGAACGATTCTATCTAGCCGCCGCTCTGCGGAAATCGCCCTCTTTGCCTATGGTGAGGATGAGTGGCAAGAGTTTGCGGTAGCCAAGAAAGACTGGTGGGTCACCAACGTACAGCGTGCCCAATCGAACAACAGTCTGCTGTTCAACACCAAGCCTACCCGCAGTGAGCTGGAGGGCATCTTTGACTTGATGGTCCAGTCTGGTGGTAGTGAACCAGGCTTCATCAATGGTCAGGCAGCAACGAAGCGAGCCCCATGGTTCAAGGGCGTCAACCCCTGTGCGGAAATTCTGCTGGGCCAGAAGAGTTTTTGTAACTTGACTGACATTGACGTTGCCAAGTTCAAGGGTGACAGCAATGGTCTCCGTAGGGCCATTGAGGTTGCAGCACGGGCGAACTATCGTCAGACGTGTGTCAATCTCAAGGATGGCATCCTGCAGGAGGCCTGGCACCTCAACAATGACTTCCTGAGGCTCTGTGGTGTTGGTCTGACTGGTGTAGCCCGTAGGCCTGACCTCACGGCTTATGACTACCAGGAGCTGCAGCGCACGGCTGTCCATGGTGCCTATAGCATGGCCGATGAGCTGGGCACCCCACGCCCAAAGAACGTCACCACCATCAAACCATCGGGAACCCTGAGCAAGATCATGGATACGACTGAGGGCGTCCATCGGCCCCTTGGCAAGTACATCCTGAACAACGTCAACTTCGGTGTGCATGACCCCATCGTGCCCCTGTGTCGTGCTGCAGGCTACAAGGTAGTCCCCAACCCGGTAGACGGCTCCAGCGTCCTCATCACCATCCCCGTGGCTTGGGAGGATGTCCCGTTTAGCAAGGTCATCAAGAATGGTGTTGAGCTGGAGGTAAATCTTGAGTCTGCTGTAGAGCAGCTTGAGCGTTACCGGATGCTGATGCAGAGCTGGTGTCAGCAGAATGTGTCAGCCACCATCAGCTATGGTCCTGAGGAAGTGCCAGCAATCATTGATTGGCTGCTGGAGCATTGGGACAACTATGTCGGTGTGAGCTTCCTGTTCCGTGCTGACCCTACCAAGACCGCAGAAGACTTGGGCTACAAGTACCTGCCCCAAGAGGTCACCACCAAGGCAGTCTATGAGGCCTATACGGCCACTCTCCAGCCGATCAAACTTGACCAGGCGAACAGCTTGGATGAGCTGGAGGAAGACCCTTGTGCTACTGGTGCCTGCCCTATTCGGTAGTAAAAGCAAATCTCCTAGGATGGAACCCGGTCCTCTCCTAGGCAGTATTACTCCGGGACAGCAACACCCCCGAATGCGAATGCATAGGGAACCTCCCCCAAATCCTAGGTGCAATGCCTAGGTCTCCTAGAGCCCTCAAAGAGAGGGCCAAGGGGAGCTGGGGTTACCAAGATGTTCCGTGGCCTCCCATGGAAATCACTTGTCACCCTTGGTAGCCTCAACTCCCCTTGTCAAATTCCCCCGCGGACCCTCTACAGGGTTCAGCTTCCCAATTTCAAAATTTCTGGCCGGTATATTTCATGGGCAAAATTCCACCCACCCTCAAGAAGTCCGTTAAGCCTGCCAAGGCTGCTAAAGCTCCCGGCCTAGGTGGCAAGACCACCGTGGCATCCCTCAAGACGACCCCCACGCGAGCACCCAAGGCACCAGCAGGAGGCGTCAGGATGACCCCTGCAAAGCCCCTGAATGACCTGTAAGGCTGCGCTAGTGATGCGCTAGGGGGTGAGGTAGTACACCACACTAAAATCACTCCTAGGGGCTCTAAACACGTCCCTTGCTTTTCCTGTGTCTGCGGGTCTCCCGGATGCTGTACAGGCGGGGCTCTGACTGCTTGGCAATCCATGCCTTGCATTGGTTCAGGGTGCCTTGATAGCAGGCCGCAGAAACGCCAAAAGCCCCCTTAGGGGCTCTCTTGTTGACCGTGTGTGTGGGGGCCATGTCTCTCTAGGCATCGGCACGTTGCCACACCCAGCCGTCAAAGGTGTACAAGGGGACAGGCTCAAGCCCTCCCACATCCATCAGACGCGGCTGCATTTCTTCGGGCTCGTACCCGCTTTCGGTGTCCTCATAGACCACCACACCATTAGTCACCCTCAACATTTCAGGGTAACGTTGGGCAATCTCCCGCATGGTGTCCAAGGTGAACGATGGAACCTCATAGCCGTTCCACAGGTAGCCCTCTTTGATGTAGCCCGGAGTGCTCCAGCTATCCTCCATCCCATCATCAAGCGTAACGTTGACTAGCTTTAGCATGGCTTAGACCCCCTCTGTCATATGGTGCTCTTTGGCATAGTTCCACGCATCGTTCCAGATGCCATGCTCTGCCTCACTGTGTGTCATTTCTGCCCCTGTGACAGCCTCAAAGGCCTCAAGCATTGCCATATTGGCATCACAGAAATCATGTGAGGCACACACCAAGGGAGTGTCATACTCCGGCTTAGCGTTACGCTCCCTCATTTCCTCCCACTGCTTGACCGTGAGCCATCCCTTGAGGATGTCCACAAATGACAGGGCAATCAGGCGAACCTGAATCATGCGCTGCATGTCCTCCCAAGCATCGGAAGACACCCAACGCCCCAGCTCATCCCCATCAATCGACAGCTCACACAGGGTGAATCTACGGCTGCTGGGGGTGTCCCTCTGGCTAGGCTCCTGCCAATCAATGTAGAGCTTCAGACGACCAAAAGAACCTTCCCAGCTTGGGCAGGCGTCATTGTGCCAAGAGGTCTCAACAAAGCCCTTAGGGAGCTTGGGTAGCGTGGTAGGGTCATACTTAGGGAATTCATGGCGCAGTAGCTTAAACATGGCTCATGTCCCCCTCAAAGGCCAGATAGGCAAAGAGGAACGCCTTACGCTGGGCATCGCTAGCATTGAGCCAATAGGACTCAGCATCCATCCCCCCAAAGTCACCACCACAGAACAACCCTGCTACGTCCCCCGTATTAATCAGGGAAGAGTCTTGGACAATACGCACAGCATCGTCTAGCCCATCGTGTGGCATGGCATCAGTGATGCAATTGTCGGGATAGTTCAGGCACTCCAAGAGAGCAGCATCAGCAGGCGTCATCAAGTCACGCGCAAGGGCCTCACGCTGGTCAATGAAGTCTCCCCCATCAATAAAGCCGATACGTGGCTCAGTGAAGGGAACACCTGCGAGAGTGCATGTGTGCATCTGCATATGCAGGTTAGGATACAGCCTAGCGAATCGCACAAGGTGCGCCAGCTTGTCTATGGTCATGGTGTGGGGTGTCCTCTTAATTAGGTATCCTGAGAGACCCCTAAGGGGCCTTTCGCTGTCTTTACAGCTCATCAGTCAGGCTCTTACTCGTCATCCCGCTCAATGTCTACCTCAGACACCATGTGTTCAGCAATCTCTCGCCAATCAACTTGACCCAACATGGCATTGAGTAGGTCAGCGTAGACACCCGTAACGGTTGGGGTGTTCTCTTCGTGCTCAGATTCCAGCTCTTTAGCCAGTTCTGAGGTCGCCTCGCTCCGAATCATTTCATCGGACGTATCTGCATCCGTGGCGTTCTCTACAGCAGACTCAGCCCGTTCTATCCAGTACTCCTGTGTGCCTTGCTCGTTGTTAATCCACAGCATGACATTCCACGTTGCATAGTTTGCCCAGCCATTGTATTTGGTATCGCTCATGATGATTTCCTCTTGATTGGTTGTGGTATCTCTCCGTGGACTAGCACGGCTTTTTAGATCGTTCCACCGATGATGTGATGCCCTTCCTCACGCTTGAGCTGAGGACGCACAGCAATGCAACGGTTACCCTCATAAATCTGTATATCGCCATCGGGAAACCCTAGCGGATACTGAGCTAGCCAATCCATGGCTTCACTCTCGCTCTTGCAGTGGTGAACCTTTAGCTTGCCACTGAGTTTCAGCACCACACGGTAGGCAGGCTTATCGTTACGCTTGAACTCCAGAGCAACCAGCACAGCACCCCCAAGGGCACCAAGGACACCACAGAGAACGGCTGCATCAGTCCACATATCTATTACTCCATTACGTTGTGTGTGTAAGGAGATATTAGAGGGACCAAAGAAAAGAGGCAAGGACTTTTTAAGCACAACTTAAAACATGTGTTGTGCATCTAAGCCCTCGCCTCACAACCCCCGGTTCAAATCTGGAACCCTTCACCTGGTCAACTCTGGTCGTTGTCTTGCGTCAACTCTGGTCGTTGTCTTGCGTCAACTCTGGTCGTTGTCTTGCGTCAACTCTGGTCGTTGTCTTGCGTCAACTCTGGTCGTTGTCTTGCGTCAACTCTGGT